TTGCAATACAACCGACAGTAGTGGGACCCCTTTGTACAAAAAGGGGGGTCGGGGCACAACTTATAATTGATTTTTGGGTTTGGTTCGGGACCCCTGGCGCGTTAGCGCCAGGGGTTGTTCATATGATTAATCTAGAAGTACCATGTAAGCCTTGGCATTATGTTTCATAAACCATGACAACCTATCTCGCATATGTTGCCAATGTTTGCTGCCACCTGTACCAAGTTCCTTGTCCTCTAATGTTGCTAATGCTTCATGATAAAATATCTCATCATGTTTCTTAGCTTCCTCTGGAGTTAGTTCAATAGATTCCCCAGTGAATCTGTTTCGTCTTGTGTAGTCTTTATTATCTGTCATATGATCCTTTCGTTATGTTCCTATACTATCCTACATTTCTCTCGTTGTCAACAGTTATTTTCGTTTCTGTTCGGTCTGGTACTCTACCCCAACGCGAGTCATATCCCTCGTGTTCTACTTTCTCTACTTCTATCGGTGTTTCGAGCGCCTCGGTCCTTGGGTGTAACCGGACGAACTCTAAAAAATGTTTTCTAATAAAATCATGCAAACAAGTCTGGTCGCAAAAGTATTCCCATTGCGTATCTCTAGTCCACCCATTTGGTGTAATCTTTTTAGTTCTTAAAACCTTGTTGCCTTTGACACCACGAACTCTAGTTGTGGTTTTTCGTTCGTGGCAATTCGGTCCATGACACCATTTATACATTAGTACCTTACTTTCCAATTACCTGTAGCACACCTGTAATTATTTTTGTCAATGTCAAAGTAAATAAAATACGGAACCTGTGTTCTCTTGTTCATTCCGAACTTTGTTTTGTCGTCCTCTTTGCCTCGTCTTGTAATCATCTTACCGTCTTTGTTTGAGTAGTATGATATGTAAAATGTTTTCATTCTGTATCCTTTCGTTATACCCTATCCTATATTAAATAGGATAGGGTGTCAAGTATTAATTTATACTTGTTTGTTCTTGCAATAGTCTTTTGGCTATTGCGATTTTTTCTTCTCTTGTTTGTTCAACTTTGTCCTCTAACAAACTCGCAAGATTTTCAGGACTATAAACTGACAAAGCCATTGAAGAACTTTCGTTCAACACACTTTCGTTTAATGGTATTCCTAATTTATCTGCAAGTGCTTTTGCCTGATCAAAGAACCTATAAGATTTAAGACCTAATCTTAACTTCTTCATCTTTTCTTCAACAGTAGTAAATAATTGTTCGTGTTGCGTTGCAACTTTTCCAATTAATTTGTTGAACATTTGAAAAACCTCAAAGGTAGATTGGTCCACTTTGAACTGACGAGAATGACAATAGCTCGTACCAATTACCCAAACTTTATCTCGTTCCCATTCGGCTTTTGGTTTGATGATTGACTTGTCCTCGTTTGATGAACCACGAAACCCTAACCAAGTATCACACTTATTTTCTTCTTCGTAATATCTTGGATTTCGTTTGTTATCATCATACCAACGAACCTCAAAATCTGGGTCGCAACCAGCTTTGATTAACTCATCTCGGTAGTATGCTCTAGCAAACCCCCTGTTTTCCTGTAAGCAAAAGCTGACACTAACTTGATCTGTGTCAGGTTTACCCTCGTCATTAACAATATCTGTTTGAAAATTAAAACAGTTGTCGTGGTATAACTCGCCACCTGAGCTATCATATTTTTTTATCATAGCCCTGATCGTGTCAACGTCTTGTTGAGGTTGATATTGCCTGACTATGTTTTCACAAAGTTGCAACATCTTGGGTCGCATTTGATTGTATTCTTCTTTTGCCTCTTGAAGTCCTTTGTTGAACTTACTATGTTCAATCCAATAACTTTGAAAAATACTTTCAATGCTCTTTCTCTTTTCATTATTTAGTGTTTGTCTTTTCATATTTTCCTTTCGTGTTAATTAATTAAAAATACCACTTGACAAAAGACTTGTCAAGTAATATATAGGATATGACTTTAGTAAGTCATTAACTAGATCAACTCTGGGTTGTGGGCTAGCGAGGGGCTAGGATAATCCAGAGCTGATCCCTGGTCCTGTTTGGTTAGCCTGCCGGCTTTTGCCTAAATGGTACAGGACCTGGGATCAGTGCGATAAAGGAACCTAGATAAGTAGCGTTTAGCGAACCGCGCTAGGGCTGATCCCTGGTCTATTAGTCAATGTCTAGACACGACTGTACAGTCTAGATTAATAGACCTGGGATCAGTTGAACGCGGATAGCTTCCGGTCAAAGACCCGATACTAGTAGCGGGCGCGTTGCTGGTCCTTTCGTTTAGCTGGCGCTAATAGTCAGGCGAACCGCGTAATGGCGTCGAGGTATCCTGGCAGCCAGCTTCAAGCGCCAAGCATCAAGCGTCAAGCTTGACAGCTAGGAGAATATAGGATATAAGTTTAGTTATAGCCCTTGGCACCGTAGCGCTATTCAAAACTTCAACGGTGCATAACAAAGAAGGAGAAAGACATATGGCACAATCATACCCAATCTGGATCGATGTATCCGGTGACAATTACAAACAATCAAGAAGCTTTGGATCCCGTGACAGCGTTACGATGGATATAAAAGTAGGAAGCTCGAAGACATACAGCAATGACCTGGCTCGAGTTTCCATCCACATGCAGGAGGACGCTGCAGGCAACAGAACCTTCGCACTGGCACTAGATGGACTAGTGATGCGAAGCGGCGTGATGACGAAAGACAAGAAGTTCTATCACCGTGACCCGCGGAAGGCCTCAGCATGAAGAAGCATAAAATAACTGATTGGACAATCACCGCAATTGTAGAACGACCGGACGGCACCTGGTATGACCATACCATTACTGATTTTCCAGAACATATTGGAATCGCGATAAATGAATGGTTACAAGATTATAAAACAACGGAAGAGGCAGGTGAGGATAAATGACATACCACAGCCCCAAATACTGGAAAGAAATGGCCGTGCTCCGGAAGGAGCACGCGGCCAGGCAGCAAGCCATAGATGAAACAGTTCCTTACAATGATATCGAAGAGGCCCAAGCGTCAAGCTTCAAGCGCCAAGCTCGGAGAGCCACAAGCAACAAGCGTCAAGCGACAAGCACAAAGGATCAAGCGCCAAGCCACAAGCGTCAAGCTCCTTGATCATGGAGCCTGGAAAAAGTTTCACGGACCTTTGACCGAGGTGCTCTACTAAGATAAATGTATTGTTAGGATGCTTCACATGGAAGGCAATTTGGTGTGGACTAAATCGTATCTTGTTACTCTTCGTAACTTTTAATTCAACTGTAAAAAAGTGGCTGTTAGCATTGTAACCCAATAGATCAGGAGTACCGGATAAGCTAAGATTTTCAAGTCTAATCCACGAGATCTTGTTACAATTTCTTTTAAGTTTTTCATATAATTTTCTCTCTGCTTTCAAGGTAACTAGTGCTTTCTATTCTGGTGTATTAGGAGCGATAATTAACTTTTGCCTAGTGTGTTTTAATACAACACGTATCATACTTTGTCCAATAATATTTGATTCTTGCACTTCAATTCTTTTTATTTCTTCGAGATGACCATTGACATCAATATAAATTCTAGCATTTGATATCGCATTACCTTTCTTACCGTCAGTAAATTGGTCTAAGTATTCTTGTAGATGTTTAACAAACATTACTCAGTGTCGTCCCATTGTGGTTTTTTATTACCTGTCATAAGACTACCAACTAATTTTTGATGACTTTCATTAATGGCTTCCAAGTCTTTAATCCTAGCACCTGCTTGACGTAACTTATCTTGCATAAACTTTTTCTGCTTTTCTAGTCTTGCTATTCTTTCTTCCAAATCGTTACTTCCTTTCTCCATACTTGACTTTATAACAATGTTACCTTAAATTGTCAACCATGGGATTACCAAAAAGACTTACAGAAATGCAAATGAAGTTTGCCGAACACTACGTGTACGGTGATGAGAATGGGCCTATGACTAAAACAGAGGCAGCTATTAAAGCTGGCTACAGCCCAAAAAGAGCTAGACAAGAAGGATCAGAACTAACAAACCCAAAACTATCTCCGCTTGTTGTGAAATACATGGGAGAACTGAGAGAAGAAAGATTACGAAAACATGAAGTGACTTATGAAGGACATGTTGCAGAACTAGCTAGACTTCGTGAGGCCGCGTTGAAGAAGGGTTCTTTCTCTTCTGCTGTAAACGCAGAGGCGAATAGAGGCAAGGCAGCAGGGTTATACATAGACAGAAAAATAATAAAAACTGGGAAGCTAGAAGATATGTCAGAACAAGAATTAGAAGCAAAGATGAAACAAATCTTAGACGACTATGGTCAACTGATTGACGTAACGCCATCTACAACTTCTGAATCTTCTTTACCCAAGCCCGAGGAATCATCGTCCGATCCCCAA